TACATTTACCATTAATACTCCGGCATTTATATCCCAATCGGTATATGGTGGAAATGCCTATTTTATATTAAATTCTTTACGTAGCGACAACACGGACTTATCTGGAACTTACGATAATCCTACGGGCGACATTAGAATGGAACAATTCGCTTCATCCTCTACTGGTATTGGAGCTGTATTTAATGTTGGATTTAATATTAGACAAGACGTTGGTTTTGGTAATGGATCATTTGATTTTACACCAACTAATACTGTTCCTGCTGATTCATACACTATCCAATCAACTGGCCACTATACGTTAGTTATTGCGTAATATATACGTATGTAAGTATTAATATATGTAGAAGGGAGACCTTTTGAGAGAGGCTTGGCTTTCTGAATTATCTTTCGTATATTCCACACATAAACAAAAATTAAGGTTACATGAAAAAAATCACTATTAAACAATCAAATCAATATTTTCCTTCTAAAGGTGTAGAAAATGCCTCGTATTTTACTTTAAGCCCTTCTTCTAAAGGAGATGGTTGGGAAGATGTTAAATATTTTACAAGTCGTAAAAAACTTTCATATACTAATCGTGATGGAGATCATGATTCTTGGGTATATGTTTTATCAAATCCTTCTCAACCCGGAATACTTAAAATAGGGTACACTAGTAATGCTCCCGAAGAAAGAGCAAGACAATTATCTAATGCAACAGGTGTTGCTTTACCTTATGAAGTTGAATTTGCTTATAGTTGTTGGAATGGATTAGAACTTGAAAAAGATATCCATGAAAGATTAAATGAATATAGATTAACTAAACAACGTGAATTTTTTCAAATTGATTTAGAAGAAGCTAAAGAAATAATTGAAGAAATAGGTGAGGCTTATGCGTAAAAATGTGGCTACCGCAGAGAGGGTTCGTATATTTACAGGGTAAATGAGATGCATACAGCATATCATGTTAATTAAAAATAAAGGTTATGATAAACAAGCAAAAAGTAGTAGAATTTAGAAGTGAATTTGAAAAAGCAGTTAAACAATTAGAAGAAAATTTTGGTGTGGCTATTTCATTAGGTACAATTTCATTTAATGCCAATGAATTAAGAACTAAAATGACAGCTAGAGTAGGTAAAGCACAACCTAAATTATCAGCATCAGATTTTTCAGTTGGGGATAAAGTAGGTATTAATCATAGGAAGATTAATAAAGAAGATATATTTACTATCACTAAAATTAACAATAAAAATATTAAAGTTACAGATAGTGATGGTGCAGGATTTACAGTTTCACCAGGTTTATTAATAAAGAAATAATATGACAGAATTACAAAATTTTATAGATGATATGCGTGCTACGAGTAGTAGCACGGATAAAATCGCGATTATAGCGCGTAGCTCAGCGTTTATACACAAGGTACTAGAATATACTTACAACCCATTTAAACAATATTATACTACAAGTAAAACATGTAAGAAAAATAGTGATAAATGTTATTATGATGGTAGGGATTTATATCCATTTGAATTATTAGATTCATTATCAGATAGAAAATTTACAGGTCATGAAGCAATTGCATTAGTTAATGGTTGGGTTGCTAATACTGCTTATGGTGAATTATTATATAGAATTATTGATAAAAATTTAGACATTAGAGCTGGAGATAAAGTAATTAATAAAGCTGTTCCAGGTCTAATCCCTACTTTCTCAGTTGCATTAGCACAAGAATATAAAGGTAAATGTGATTGGAATGATAGTTGGTATGCTTCTAGAAAATTAGATGGTGTTCGTTGTTTAGCAATTACTGATTTTGAGGGTAAATGTACCCTATATAGTAGAATGGGTAAAGAATTAACTACATTAAATAAAGTAAAAGAAGCTATTGAAGCAACAAATGTTATTAATACTGTATTTGATGGTGAGATTTGTTTAGTAGATGATAATGGTAATGAAGATTTTCAAGGTGTAATGAAACAATTAAGACGTAAAGATCACCAAATAGAAAATCCTGTGTTTATGATATTTGACATGATTCATAAACCGGATTTTGATAAACAAAAAGGTGATTTGGTTTTAAGTGAAAGATTACGTACATTAAGGGGTTGGTTTAATGGAAGAAATATTATTGATAGTACTTTACGTTATTGTCAACAATATGAAATAACTGATGATGAGCATTTTGAGACTTGGAGTAAAATATCCAGTGATAATAAATGGGAAGGATTTATGATACGTAAAGATGTTGGTTATGAAGGTAAACGTAGTAAAAATTTACAAAAAGTTAAAAAATTCTATGATGCCGAGTATGAAGTAATTGATTTTGATGTTGATAATCATGAAGTAGTTAGGGATGGTAAATCAGAAACACTTAAAATGTTATCACAAGTATGGATTGAACATAAAGGTCATAGAGTAAAAGTTGGTAGTGGTTGGACTCAAGAACAACGATTACAATATATGGATGGTTCAATTGTAGGTAAGATAATTACAGTACAATATTTTGAGGAAACTCACAATGATAAAGGTGGCATATCATTAAGATTTCCAACAGTTAAAATAGTACATGGAGATAAAAGAGAAGTATAATTAAAAATTAATAAAATGGCAATAATAAATCAACCTAAAAAAAAGAAAGAATATAAACCTAATGATGATACATTAGTTACTTTTGGAGAAGAAGCTTATACAATGCGTAAAGATGATCCACGTACAAAAGAAGCTATTGAAAGATCAAAAGAATTAAAAGAAGAAAAAATAAAAGAATGGGTTAAATCCGGTGAAGTATCTATATTTGCGGGTCTTAATATGAGTAATGCAAGGGAAGAAGATGAGGATTTTGAAGATTATAAAGCACGTAGAAAAATGAATAAAAATCTTGAAAAAATTTATAAAAACTTAGGACCAGAAGAATGTAAAAAACAGTTCCCAATGGGATTTAAATATGCAATTATTCAAGATATTGAAAATACTAATAAAAAGAATGAACCAAAATTAGGTGCTCTTAAAAAAGGACAAGAACTAACAGCTGTTGTAACAGATAAGGAGGGTAATGTCTTAGATATTCCAGTAGAAATTAATAATGACAAAAAATAAAATTATGGCAAACGAAAAATCACAACCTATTACTATGGAAGAAATGAATCAATTACATGATGAATGGTGGGCAAGTTTATCAAATGAAGATAAAGAAAAATTATACAATGAGATGGTTGAATCCGAAGTTCAGTATTATAGTGATAAAGCAGATCAATAATTAAACGGGGAATTAGCTCAGCTGGCTAGAGCGCCTGCCTTGCACGCAGGAGGTCATCGGTTCGACTCCGATATTCTCCACAATTTATACCTAAATATATAAGAAATGAAGTTGAAGAATATGTATAATAAGATGATTGACATGACTAATATATTTGGGTTATTTGTACCAGGTGAAGAACTTGATGGTACCCAAACTGCTACTAATCTAGATGAATTAAAAACAAAACCTATATTCCATGTAGGTATGTATAAAAAATTAATTCAAAATCACATAAATTTTAATACTAAAGTTTTAAATTTCTTTAAAAAATCAAATGAAGAATTTAACATTGAAGATATTAAAGAAGCTGGAGAATACGTTGTATTTAATAGAGCCTGGAGCTATATATCTAACGTAGACATTAAAAATGATGGTTATATTGACGCACTTAAACATTACTCTGACGATGAATTATATACTACTCTTGATATGGGAATAGAATTTTTTCAAAAGGATGAATTATATGAAAGATGTGCGTTTCTACTTAAAATAAAGAAAAAATCAATAAACTTAAAAAAATAACTTGGATACCCAAAGATTCTTTATTAAATTCGATATACAGGGATTTAAAGAAATGAAAGATATGGGGAATAAAGGGATAGAGATAAGGGGGTACAAGAAGTACCTATTAACATTAATATAAATAAAACAATATGGCATTACGCAACCCAGAGACAATTGTTCGTCTTACAAACAGGATACAGGGCAACCTAACTAATCTAAAACTAATAGTAAAAACACAACAACCAGTTGAAGATTTTCTTAAAAAGGTAGAAGATACAGAAAATATTCTAAGAGATTTAGAATCTACATTGGAAAGAGAACACGCAGGATTAAGAAACGGATAAAATAAAATAATAGTTATGAGCATACCAGCAGAACAAATATCATCAAATTGGGAGATATTTACCGGGTACATTGGTACCCACATTAAAGGAGATAGAAAAAAACAACTATTTCAATTTTATGAAAAGCATCAGGATGAATTAGTACTTATGCCTGCTTCGCATAAGAAAGCGTATCATAACGCATTCCCAGGAGGATACATTGATCATGTTAATCGTGTTATTGAATGTGCTTTAGAACTCCATAATATATGGGAAAAAATGGGAGCAGATACTACCACATATACTGTAGAAGAATTAGTATTTGCTGCTATTAATCATGATTTAGGTAAAATGGGAGATGGTGTTGAATATGCTCATATACCCTCTAAAGATGAATGGAGAAAGAAAAATATGGGAGAAATGTACCAATTCAATAAAAAAATTGCGTATATGTCTGTCCCAGATAGATCTATCTTTCTATTAACTCAAGCAGGTATTAAATTATCATATAATGAGCATTTAGCAATTAAACTACATGATGGTTTATATGATCCAGCTAATGAATCCTATTTTAAAAGTTTTATGGTTGAAACAAAACCAAGAACTTCTTTAATTTATATTATACATCATGCTGATATGATGGCAGCAAGAATTGAATTTGAGAAGGAATGGT